GCGGCCGCCGTCAACGGAACGATTCGGCACCGGCAGTTGTAGCCATTCGGCGGCATGATGTGCTGCCAGATCGGGTCGTCCCAGCGGAACACCTTGCCATGTAGCGCCGCATGGCTGGGCCGGGTGACGCTGTCCATGACGGCGACATACATCCAGTAAGGGTGAGTTTCCCTGGCCTCGTATGCGGCGGCATAGCGCCCGGCCATGTAGGCCGACTGCATGTTGGTCTGGTAGATCGTTTCCAGCCGGCGCGGGCTGCCGAGCTGGGCGACCTCGGCCCCGCCGTCCGGCGCAACCACTATCTGACGCCCCCACCAGCCCTTGGCCTCCAGGATCGGCCGCAGGTTGCGCTGGAAGTCGCGCAGCGTTCCGCCACGCTCCAGGTTATCGACCAGGGCGTCGCGGATGTCCTGGAGCACGTCCAGGCGTGCCGCCTTGGCCACCGTCAGCGCTCGGGCATGGGTGGCCGCGTCAACATCGTGCCAGTTCCAGGTAATGGCGAATCCCTTGCGCTCCAGGTACTCAATGGCGGCCTCCGGCCGCATGGCGAAGATGGCCCGCAGATCGGCCTCGGTTGGCGTTGCCATCAGTCGATCCGATCCAACGTGCCATTGAGCCGGCCCCAGGTGTCGGCCACGAACAGCAACCGGTGGAGGGCATCCGCCAGAGCGCTGTCGTCCATATCCGGGAATGCCTCGGCCAGGGCGCCGAGCAGCTCGGCCTCGCTACCTCCGCGGCTGATCACATCCAGGAGCGGCGCGACCAGGCTATCGGCCTGGTTTTGCATGTCCTGGGCCGGCAGGCTGGCCAGCACCTGGTCCAGCGCTTCCTGATCGCGGTAGCGTGGTCCAATCACCTGGGCCAGCGCGGCGATGCGAGGACCAGGGCGCCGGCTCAGTTGGGCGATGCCTGCGCCGGTCTGATCGCCCAGGACCGCCTCGCCATTGGCTGGCAGCGGGATTCCCAGCTGCTCCTGGACCCAGTTGACCGGCACCTGGACGCCCAGCTTGACCAGGGGCGGTAATGACGTTGCCATGGCGGCCAGGTCGGCCCGGTCCTTGAGGTCGAACACCAGGCGGGGGGCGCGGCGTGCGTCGAGGTTGCCGGAGCGGTTGAGGACCAGGAGGGGCCAGAGTAGGTCGCGGCTCAGCGTGGCGGCGAGCTGTCGGGCATCCGCCGCCAGAAGGTCATGGCGCACCTCGTTATGGACCTGCCCCAGGGCATAGGCACCACCTCCCGACTCGCTGGTCTGGCTGGTGAGCGTGCCGCCCAGGATGGCCTTCGACATTGAGTCATCGCACCAGCGCATCATGGCCATGAACGGCTCGGCCGAGCCTTTCGACGCTTCCTGGAACTCGATGGACATACTCTCGGGGATGATGCCTGCTGCGGCATGGCCGAGGCCGGTCACGGCCCGCAGCAGGGTCACCTTCTCTTCGTCCGGCGTGCCGGGCGGGTACTTCCCGAGCCGGATCGGCAGACCGTAGATTTCGAGCATTTCCGCCAGGTCGGCCGTGGAGTAGTGCTTGAACAGGTACGGCCAGGCCAGCACCCGGAATAACCCGCTACGCGCCACGTATCCCGAGCGCGAACGCGGCTTGTGCATGATCCAGCCGAACGGCTGGAGTACCTCGCCCGCGATGCTGTTATCGCGCAGGCGCAGCTCGTCCTGGTCGTCCGGGCTCAGTTGAAACCAGCTCTGCGGCCGGTGGTCGAAGGCCTGCGGCAGCCACTCCCGTCCCTGGAGGGACCAGTCCAGCTCGATAGCGCTATAGCCGTGGCCGACGCCATCCATGCAATCGAGCATGAGGTCTTCAATGCCCTCCAGGTCGAGCAGCAGCTCGTGGAGATACTCCGCGTCGGCCTTCTCTGCGGCCGAGGCGTTGCGCGGCGGCTCGATGGTCCAGTCCAGGCCGAGGACAGCGCGCTTGCGCTTGCTCATTTCGGCGAACAGGTGGGCGTCGCGTTCCTCCATGTCCATGAACAGCTCGGCCTGAGCCTGGAGTTGACCCTGCTCGGCCTCGATCAAGATGCGAGCCAACTTAGCTGGGGTCAGCCCCTTGGCCGGGTGGTTGGCGAACTCTTTGGCCAGTCCCGTCAGGTGCGCGGTCTGCTGCTTGCGCAGCTGCTGGGTTCGCAGGGGGTTGCCGTAAATATCCACGATGGTGGCCATCGTTGCGTCTCCTACCAGTCGCCGCCCATGCGGCCACCTACGTCAAATGAATCGTCAAATCCACCAGAGCTGGCGGTCCCTTGCCGGCCTACCAGGGCGAACTCCATGGAAGCGAAACCGGTTGTCGCGAGCATCCAGAGCATGTGCAGGGCGTCGGGGCCATCGTCGTGGTCTGCGGCCGGGAAGTGGCGCAGCTGTTGTTCCAGGACGGTCTGGCTTGGATGCAGACGGATTAGGCCGTTGGCCATGTGCGGCTGGAGGCTTTCGATGCGCAGTAGCTTGTCGGCGTGTGGCGTGATCGCTCGGGCAGGTACTGGGCAGCCCGCCTTGGCCGAGCGCTTCACCAGCTCGGTGCGCAGGAACTCCTGGAACTGGACCGCCTCGACGCCCCAGACTAGGCAGCGATAGGCCCGCTGCATGGTGATGATGTCCTCGATGATCTTGTCCGGCAGGCGCTTGCGGATACCGGCCTCGACCACGTCCAGGACGCCTGTTTCCCGATTGAACCCACCCACCAGGATGGCGCTGGGGTCGCGTCTGGTACCTTGCCTGCCAAGGGACGGGTCACACGCGCCGTAGAACATCCATTGCGCCAGGCGGTTGACCCAGAACGTGATGCAGGCGGCGAAGGGGGCGTTTTCGCCCTGGACAGGGTCGTTCTGCTGTTCCGAGTCGAACGCCGAGTGCCCATCGCGGGCACGTTTCACCATGAGTTTGTAGAGGGGCTGCCCATCTGGCCAGCAGATGATCGCGCCGTCCTCCATGGCGGCAGCGCGTTCCTGGTAGAAGGCCAGAGCGGCGGCGCCCTCGTCGTCGGAGTTGAGCAGCAGTTCCTCCCACTTCTCCCACAGGTCCATGCGGTGCGGCCATTCGATGATCGCCTTGAACTTGCGCCGCTTCCACAGCGGGTTTTTCAGCAGGCGAGACAGGACCGAGTCGTAGTGAAGGATGGTGCCGATGATGATCACGTCCATGGTGTCGTCGGCCGAGCCGAGGGACAGCACGGTCTTTTTCAGCCAGTTTTCCAGCTTGTCGCGCTGCTCCGGGCTGCGGACGTTCTCGTCGTTCTCCAGGTCGTCGCCGATCACAAGGTCAGGACGGTGCGGGCCGTGTCGAAGGCCGCGCATCCGCTTGCCGGAGCCGAAGACCTGGACCTTGGCATCGTTCGCCGTAACGATGGTGCCGACCTGCCAGACGCGGCCCTTGCCGGCGCCCTGGGGGAAGTCCATGGCCAGGCGCGGGTTGAACTCCAGCTCCGCCTTGATCGCCTCCAACATCGTGGCGGCCTGTTCGAAGGCATCCATGATGATCAGGGGATAATGCTTGCGGCCGGTGAGTACGCACCAGATCACGAATATCTGGCTCACCAGGGTGGACTTGGCATTACCACGCGGCGCCGCAATGGCTTCGTGCTGGCCGTCCGGGTGGTCCACCAGCTCGGGCAACCGCTTGTAGAGGTAGTCGTGGAGCAGCGCGTTACCGCGCTTCACGTAGTGCGGGAAGTAGGTCCGGGCGAAATACTCATAGTCCGCGCTGGCCCGTTCACGCCGGGCGGCGCTGGCCTTCGGGTCGGGGTCGAAGCCTGCGACCTCGGCCTCGATCTGGCGGCGGAACTGGACGGCAAGCTCGGTCAGCTCGGAAAGGAAGGACTTGGCTTTCACTACGTCACTCCCGGCAAATGATGTCAGCTTCGGCCAGCTCACAGAAGAAGCTACAGCTCGGGATGGCTTCGTTGCGGAGGATCGGTCCGGCGGGAAGGTCGCGGAGCGAGTAGCGTTCTCCGGTCTTGCGGTTGCGGAAGAGGTACGAGCCTGACCCAAGGCCGTCCTGCACCTTGCACAGGGCCTCGAACTGCTCGGGGAAGTCCTGCCGGATAGCCCGGAAGTACCCTTCGCCGCCTTTCACGCAGCCGATGCAGTTCGCGTTCTCGTAGCCCAGACGGTACATGGCCGGCAGTTCGATGCCGGCGCGGGCGATGATGGCTTTGCAGTCATCCTTGCCCAGGCCGCGCTCAATCAGCGGCGCGATCACCGGACGGTCGGGGTTCCGCTCCCGGAAGTCGTCCAGGCGGTGCTCTTCTTCCGCAGTGAAGCCGAGCACCATCACGTCGCCGGGACGCTTCCAGGCGTCCAGCAGGCGACGCTTCAGCAGCTTGGTGCAGGGCGCTCCGGTACGGCCCTTCATGTAGCGCTCGCGGCGGAAGACGTTGAGTACGTCGGCCCCGTACTTTTCGTCGCGTAGCACCGTGATTTTCCGGCCAGTCCAGACCTCGCAGTCGGCAAGGAAGCGCCGGTTGTCCTGATGCTCGTTGGCCAGATAGGCATTGAGGAACTGGACATCGTGGGTATCGCCATACTGCGCCAGGGCCAGCTTGCCGGCTACCGCAGATGCGGCGCCGCAACTGAACTGAACCACAATACGGGAATCTGGTTGGATCATCATCCAAGCTCCTTCGCAATGACCTCGCCGAACGGCTCCAGCACCTCGGCGAATGCCTGGGCGTGCTGCGGGAACCGCTCACGGATGAAGCTGGCCAGGCGCTGGAGCACCTCCATAGCGGTGGCCAGCGCTGATGTTTCGGGCAGAACACGCTTGGACGCGCTGACCGTCTTGTTGTAGGCGTCGGCCAGGCTGGCGAGCAGCTG